CTTAGCAGGTTCTGCTGCGAAAGCAGATACAGCGAAAAGACTAGCGATCAATGTTGCGATTAATTTCATTTAAGTTTCCTTTTTAAAATACACAGAATTTTATCTGTGTACTAATATAACGCTTGAGGTTTCGCAATCGTTGACAATTATTTTATCCGCCTCGCCCACTTTTGCGCACAACTGTAGCGCCGCCCGCACCCTTGCTTATCTTACCCTGCTTGCCGTTGTTAGGATTAAACTTTCCTTGATTGTTCGCCTGCATGGCTTTTTTGCGGGCAAGTATATCTGATAATTGGTTTTTACTTTTGTTTTCACTCATGTTACTATTGGTCCTCCTTGATATGGTCTTTGGATCTTATGGTTCATAATATTTAAATTTTTACAAAATACACTAGTGCACCAACCATGATAGTTGTTCCAACCAGGTCCCCAGAAATCAATACGCTTGTAGCCTTTATCTATAAGATATTGTTGCAAATGATTATAATGCCAGCGGTCGCTGTTATCTAAAATAATTACAGTATCATCATTAGCATACTCTACTGCAAAGACACCGCTCATTGCTCTAGCCATGCCATCTAATACTATGATATCAAAATAACCTTTGGGATACTTAGATATCGTGCTAGCATATGCACCGAATTCATCATTTATCAAGCCATGTATGATATCGTGATCTCTATTGTCAGTAAACACTTGTGTAAAATTTTGTATAAAATCTTGAACTGTAGATAATGCTTCGGTGTTAATTTCATCATTTGCCTGCACATGATGTATTATCGCATTAGGTAAAGTTTCTTTTACTTTGTTGAACCATTCGATGTTATGTTCTACTGACACTGTTTCTTTTGCTCTAGCATTAAAGAACAATGTGCTATAGCCACATCCATATTCAAATACCTTAACCTTATCGCCTACTATATCTTTAAGAAATGATATAGCAGGAAAGGTTATCCATGGGGTAACACCGTCTTGATCTTCTGGAAAATCATTGAACCAGCCATTGGGTTGGAGGTAAAGATATGCATGTGTAGTGAGATGTGGTTGTAAATCTGTAGGGATATTTAATTGTTTAAATCCCTGTACATCAATTGAAGTAATAGGTTGTTTCATTTTAATTTTAAATATTCTAATATGTCGCCATATAATGTGATCATCATGGCTATTCTGCTGTCATATATGATTATATATGCGGAACTGACCTTTTGATTTTTTAAACCAATAAAATAGGGGCAGTTGATTTTTTTACTTAACAGGCCCCTTTTAAAAAGACTTGTATACTGATCTCTTTCAGTTAGTTTTAAAGGAAACTCATAGCCTTGAATCTCGGCTAATTGAAAAGCATGATTACCTGTGTCGCTTAATCTATAACATGATGGTGATCGTTTAGTCATCCACCAATCGCTTACTAATGAATCTAGTGTTCTATCACGCCATGGATTCATCTCGTTGGGAATGTTTTCAAAAATGGTAGCAGTGAGTTTTTGCTTATTGTTCATCAGGGTAAACTTGTCTACCCTGATTCAAGAAATGAACTGTGAACTTATCGGTCTTGAACAGGCTGTTGAGTTTGCGGCATAAGTTTCTAGCATGACCTGGATTGCTGAAACTTGTCTTTTTATATTTAGGTGCCGCTTCATTCGCTAGATAATGTTGACTTTTCAGATTGATGGGTTGCCCGTCATAAAACACAGCCCAGATACCGCTTGCTTCTACGATCTGGTCGCACTTATAGGTCTCTTTATCGACATGTTCTAGTATTACTTTTGGCTGTGATCGACTCATTTAAATTTGCCGCCTGTTATTTCAACTCTTATGACTTCCTCTTTTTTATTATTCTTAGTATTATTCTCATGCAGATCAGTAAGTAACTTTGCTATCTCATCTCTTAATCCCCGCGCATCTTGCATTGGTAACACTAAGTCTTTTGCTCGTTTACTATCTAAATGTGACACCCTATCTAAGAAGTTCTTAATATGGATCATCTTAGTTATTTATATGACTATTTGCCTCATCCTCAGACTTATAGGGACCGTTATAAGGATAACGCTGGATAAAAATGTATTTCGGGCAGAAAATAGTCTGTTTTTGACCATTTTGTTGGATATTAAACCAACCTGCTACATGATAGCACTTGCTCTTGTTGGATTTCGTAAAAATATGCAATTTACGCTTGATATCAAACATATCGTTATAAGTCTTGCTGGGTCCAGGATATTCAGGATAAGGCATCTTGATCCTAGTATTATTAGACTTCATGGGCTGGAAACTGATCTTAGTCTTTTTCCTGATATCGCCTGTATTATCAAATTGTAATGTGCTGCCGTTGAGCATGACTTCATAGCCTGCGCTATTAGCCTGCACATTTCCTACTTTTTTCTCACCATCAGTGACTACCCAATATTGATCTTTAATGATAGGTTTGGCAATTAGTTCTGTCATATTTACCTCTTTAAAAGTTTGAATAAGTCATGTTTATTTTTGGGAGACCAGTATTTAGCGTCTTTGCCACAGTCACCTAAATAACCCCGTTCGCTAAAGCAATGCTTAAAATCGGCTGGCATCTTAGTGCCTCCTGTGACCGGATTAAAGTCTATGACGCTTTGTTTAGATGTGCGCTTACACTTATACCATTGCTGACCCGGGGTCAACAACTTGTTTGGATAATCATACCAAGATACAAATGCATGTACACAATCCTTGCATAGCATATCTGCATTGTTTTCATTCATTTACTTAATTTCTCCCATACTAATTCTTTTATGGATACGTAGGCTACAGGCTTTATCCAACCCTTTGCTTGACACAAACTAACAATATTCCTATAATCATCAGGACAACATTCATTGATATGTATAACAGCACGGGGATATTCGACTTTATCCTCTACGAATTTAAATCCTATATCGCTGGGAAATAATTCTCTTACAGATTTCATGCTAAACTACGTAGTTGGCCCGAATAAGGTCTGTTTAACCACTTCGCATATGTTTCAGCCTGCTCACTAACCTTATTGAGTTCGTACTTGCCACAGAACTTCATGAAGTGGACTCCGACCTGCGGCGTAGAAGTGATGCGTACACCCGAACGAATGCTAGCATCTACCTTAGATTTAATATCCTCAGGTTGCGCAGTCAAATCAATCAATAGTTTATTTCGTTCGTAATCCTCACGCACACGATGTTCTACGCCTTCATGATCAACCCAACGCTGTAACATCATATTATTCCAATTAAAGCCTTGCCGTGTGCGATCAGCATATGCTTCGATTAGACCAACTTTATTTTTGCTGCCCTTAGTTCTCACACCCGGATATGCGCTAAACACATTGTCCCCTGCATCGCCGCGCATGATCTTTTCAAATAAAACAAATTGTGGATCATCAAGTTTTTTATGCTCTCCAGTCTTTTTATCTTTGACTGGTCTACCCTTGTCATCAAAATAACCTTCAAGGGTAATCAATTGATTACTAACGCCGTTATATTGCTTGACATTATTACTAATCAATTGAATGTAATCTGTATCGCTGCTGATGATTACATGTTCATCGTTGGGATGCAGATGTATGAATCTTGCGATAAGGTCATCTGCCTCGGCCCGTTCATGGCGCAATACAGAAACATTAGTTTTTTCACGAAGGAAATTCGTGAACATATCATATGTTTCCCAAAACATTTTATTTTCTTCAGCCTCGGCTTCAGTCAATGCAGCCTCAGCAACTTTACGATGTGCCTTATAAGGGGTATAGATATCTTTGCGCCAACTACGGCCCTCAAGACAAAATACTACATGATCTATATCATATTTTCGCACAGCCTGATTGACTGAGGACAGAGATAGATGTAGTGCCATACCGATCTTTTCCCATGTATCGCTACTGCGACTAGCGATATGTCTAGCACGGAAAAAAGTATTAGCAGTATCGATTAGAGCATATTTCACAAACACACCTATTTAGTCATATAATATGCGTATATTATACTAGGTGATTACGAAAGTCAACTTATTTCGGTACGACCGTTGCCCAAATCTTTTTGTTGAACTACACGGATATCAGTTCTTATCCGTTTTTCAGGGTCAGCCTGTTCTTGCTCATAAACTTCTAATGCAACATTGCGGCATACGGTTTGAAACCAACGATCTACAATCTCATTATCAGTATCGTCAGGTCTGATCTTATAACCTTGCTTAATAAGGTTAGCAAGAAACTTGTCGTTCCAGTCTAATTCAAACGCACCATTGTTGATATCATTTGGATTGACATGGACTTTGGTTATAGCAATATATGGCTCGCCTATCTGATTAGCCACTTCTTTTGGATTCAACACTTTCTTCTGTCGAGGTTTTTTTACTTTCTTAGGTTTGGCAGCCTCGCTGGATGGCTCGGGCATTGGCTCCTTACTTTTTACTCCTAAAATGTTTTTGACCTTATCAAATAAGTTCACTGACCATCATACCTTAGTTTCTTCATACTAGCAACTGCCCAGTTGCCGCGCAGAGCAAAATACATGCCACCTACCCATAGAAATAAATGAAATGCATCATTAATTACAGCAGACAAATCTTGTGGCTTTAACACAACCCAAATCACACCTGTCATGATACAACACATAGTGATGCCGCTGAACCTAGTTATTATATCTCCTAGAACTGCTACAAAAGGCAAGTCCCTTATCTTATGTAGAGCCATGACTCCACCTACTAGTAGACCAACGCCAGCAAAGAATTCTCCATATACCACGAACCACCATGTGAGTTCGCTTAATCCAAATCCTGCGCCGCCCGCAGGGTCAAATGGCATCTTTGCTAGGCCTTGCTGGATAAACACTATTGCTAATGGTATCCTTAAAAGAATATGACTCCAATCAAAATCTGGCAATGCATTCCAATAATTTTTTATGATCTGTTTCATATAGTATTATTTTAAGGTAGCAGTGTAAGCTGCAATATTTTTAATGTCAGCAGGCGTCAGTTGCGCAGCGAATCCCCACATCAACTGGCTCTGTGCGCCGACCTGTTGCTTATTTTTGTAGGCGGTTAGTTTTTTCTCAATGACTTCTGCTTTTTGACCCTGTAATTTAGGGCCAGCACCACCTTGACCTTGCTGACCATGGCAGGCTACGCAGGTACCATACTTGATCTTGCCTGCTGCTATATCCTGCGCACTGGCAGGAACAGATAAAAATATTAAGCTTGCTAATACAATCAATTTCATTTAATTTCCTTTCAAACTATTTACTGTGGTATTAGATGCTATTAAAATTTACTGGCTAACTTAACAGCATTTTCTGAGCCAAACGCTACTAAGTTACACCAAAGTTTAAGTGCTGCGCTGGGCTCAGTTTGCGCGTCATCTAATGCGTCCTTTTTATGTTTTAATTCATCATTACGCAATTTTTCTAATATTTCTTTTAATGTATTTCTATCTTTAACATTAA